CAGGCCACCGCCGCAGATACCGATGTGCTGACCGGAAAGAAATACTACGCAGGCGGTAAAACCATCAAGGAAGGGAAAATGCCGAACCGGGACAGCTGGGGCACAACGATTGCGCCGGGCGGTGCGGTGACGGTTCCGGAGGGATACCACAACGGCGAAGGCCGCGTAAAGGCGGCAACATGGACAAAAGACAAATATTTATATCTGGTCATACAGTATCAGGGCGGCTATGGAAACCCTATTCCGGAGTACGCGGCAACAGTGGTTGCACAAGGCATACCGGAGCCCGGTTTTCTGGCGCATTATAGCGGCCCTGGAAATAGCGGTGCAGTTACAAATGTATGCAATGCCAATATGCTGAATATTGGAGCCTATGCCGGAAACGGCACGGCACAGATAACACCACTAACCTACCTATATGACATTTTCCACAAAACGAATCATGATCCAGGTGTTGTTTATACATTAGGCGCCGGAGTTTATTGTTAACGTATGAGATGAGGGCTAAAGCATGGCAGAGAACCAATCGTAATCGACGCCGAGAAACTGTTGTACTGTTAAGGAGGTAGAGCATGGTACATACTTTGAGACTTGACAACTACTCCCCCACCCCGCGAAAGCTGGTGCTGGGGACTAATTCCAGCTATGGCACGGAGAGTATCAAAATTGAGCGCGGGGCCGGGTGGGACGGGCTGAATCTCACCGCAACGTGGCACATCCCCGGGCGGGAAGAGCCGCTGCGCGTGGCCCTGCTGGATGGGGATGCCATGGACGTGCCGCCCGAGGTGACGAAGGAGGCCAAGGATGGCGTGCTTGTGCTGGTCGGGCTGGCCTCCGGCGTGCAGCGGGCGAGTTGTAACGTGGAGTATCTGATCATTGAACAAGCGGGCGTATACGGCGGCGCGGATGCAGAGCCGACGCCCGAGCTGGCGGCTCAGGTGCTGCAGGCGGTGCAGGATGCCCGGGACGCGGCAAAGGACGCCGATCAGCGCGCCACGAACGCGGAGAACGTCGCCAACAGCGTGAGGGAGGACGCCGACAACGGGAAGTTTATCGGCCCAGTCGGCCCGCAGGGGCCTGTTGGGCCGCAAGGCGCGCAGGGTATCCAGGGCGAGAAGGGCGACACCGGAGAGCGCGGCCCCCAAGGTGAGCAGGGCGTTCAGGGTGTACAAGGCGAGAAGGGCGATACCGGCGCGCAGGGGCCTGTTGGCGAAACTGGCCCGGTTGGCCCCAAGGGTGATACTGGCCCGCAGGGTGAGCGCGGTGAGCAGGGGCCGCAGGGAGAGATTGGCCCGGAGGGGCCTGCCGGAAAGGACGGCGTACAGATTGATGATGCGGCGGTGAGCGAGGATGCGCCATGGAGCAGCAAGCACATCGTGGACATGCTCTGTCCACCGCTGGAAGAAAGCGGCAACCCTGTGGTGTGTTACCCCGTGGCGGGTTATCCGCTTGGCGTGAAAGCGAAGTGGGAGCCCATGCAGGAGGGCACGGGAACGCCGTCACCGGAAAACATCCGGCCTATCAAGGGACGTGACAGCGTGAGGGTGGAGCGGTGTGGGGAGAATCTGCTGAATCCAAAAGAGAACGCCTATAACACTTATACACCGTATGGCTTAACGATAACTTATATTGGGGACAACAAGGTTCATTTAAGTGGAACTTACAACCGTGAAGTTGGAGGTGGCAGCTTCGGCATCCTTGACACCAAGCAAAAACTTCTTGCAGGAAGAAATCTGAAAATCACCGGATTTACAATAGAGGGAACGAAGCAAACTTACACGCTCTACGGACTACGGGCAAAAGATGAAACTGTTATTGCTATGAATGCACAGTTTGCAAAAGGCGATGTTATTGATATGACTGTTGCGATTGTCGTATCGAAGGACACTCCCACCACCTACAAACCATACATTGGGCAGACCACCCCCCTGACCCTGCCTGAAACCGTGTATGGCGGTGAGGTGGACGCGGTGAGCGGTGAGGGGCAGGAGACGTGGAAATCTGTATCGCTGGATGGTACGGAAAACTGGAACACGTGGGGCGTTAATAAAAACAACGCAACTGTCACAGGCTTTTATACCTATGATATCAATGATTATTCCAATGATATGGGTGATAGAGATAAAATTCTGTGCAGCACCGTACTGCGTACAACAGGAGATATATGGGGTGGAAAGAACGTGGGAATTGGCTTTGCTGATTCTGGGTGTTCTAAATATCTAATTTACTGCATGAAGACAGATACGTTGTCAGACACGACGAACGACAAAGAAGCAATAACATCGTTTAAGACTTTCCTTGCTGACTTGTACACTGCGGGGACGCCTGTTCAAGTAGCTTATGTTTTGAACGAGCCTGTGCCCTTCACTGCGACAGGCGCACAGCCGTTGATCGCGCTTGCAGGAGCAAACACCGTGCTGACCGATGCCGACAGCGCGACTGTGACGGGACGCGCAGACCCGATTAAGCGGATTACCGATTTGGAAGCAGCGGTTGCTTCTATCAACTGAAAGGAGTAATAAAATGGCGATTAAAAGCAAAGCGCGGCACGATTTGACGTTGCGCAGCATCAAGCGAGAGATTGCAGCAGGACGTGATGTTGCGTTTTGGCTTGACAAAGCATACACGCACTACGACAACGGCCTGCTGGATGAGGCGGATATTGCCGAGGTGGAGGCGCTGGCGCAGGCGTATTATGATGCGGTGGATGCGAGAGAGAGCGCAGACGAGGTTGCGGAGACGCCGGATGTGCCGGAGGTTGACGGCGCTGAAAATACCACCGACGAATGATAGGAAGTGATACCATGATTTTTAGCGGAAGAAATCTCGTGAAGTACCCGTACAGCTGCTACGGTTACACGCGCGGCGGCGGCAAGACCTGGCACGGCGGCATTGATGTTTGCGGTATGGATGACGACAAAATCCGCATGCCCGGCTACAACGGCAAGAGCATTGCAGGAACTGTTGTTACAGCCCGCATCGTGACGAACAAGAGCAACAAGACATGGGAATGGGGCTATTATGTCTGCGTGAAGCTGGACGCAAACCAGACCCCGGATGCAGTGAACTATCTGTATTTTGCACACTGCTCGCAGCTGCTTGTCGACAAAGGGACAAAAGTCAAGACCGGCGATGTGCTGGCGGTTGTCGGCCAGACCGGCAACGCCGCAGGCACATGGACGCACTGCCACTTTGAGGTGCGAGCCACTGCCAAGAGCAAGGGCCTTGACCCGACTGCGTATGCAGGCATACCCAACAAGGCGGGCACATACGGTGGCCAGCCTGTGCAGACAAGCGGCGAGGAAGTGCTGATTGATGTGTCTCACCATCAGGGCACCATCGACTGGGCAAAGGTTCCCTACCGCGCCCTGGTGCGCATCGGCTACCGTGGTTATGGCAGCGGCGCACTGATGAAGGACGAGCAGTTCAACGCCAACCTGGCCGGAGCCAAGGCCAACAACAAGCTGCTGGGGTTCTACTTCTTTAGCCAGGCCATCACCGAGGACGAGGCCCGCGCCGAAGCGGATTTCTGCGCCAGCCTGGCCCCGACAGGCTATCCCTTGTTCTTCGACAGCGAATGGGGACACACAACCAAGACCGGCGTCCACGATGGCCGTGCGGACAACCTGACCAAGGCGCAGCGCACGGCCTGCGCCCGAGCGTTCTGTGTACGTGCGGCGGCGCTGGGCTACCAGCCGGGCGTCTACACGTTTACGTCGTTTGCCACGGCAAACATCGACTACGAGGGCCTGTGCAAGGACTACATTGGCTGGCTGGCCGACACGCGCACAAACTACGACAAAACGCTGCCGCGCCACATCCACCAATACAGCCAGACCGCAAAGGGCGGCATGGCAGGTATCACTGGCGCGGTTGATTTGAACCATCTGGTCAAGGCCCTGCCCGCAGCGGACAAGCCTGCAAACAAGCTGCAGGTCATCACGGTAGGGCCGGTATCGCAGGGGGACGCAGACGCCGTCTTTGCCGTGTGCCAGAGCCGCGGCCTGACCGATGCCGGGCTGTACAAATCTGAATGGGCGGAGGTGTGATGCCGATGCAGCATGTATTTTCGTTTACACTTGCGGAGGCCTGGGCGTTTTTAATTTACGCGGCGGGTGCTGCTGCCGGGCTGTATGCCGGGGGCGTTGCCATCAGCAAAGTAATCACCGCAGTAAAAAAGCCGAAGACCGACCAGGACAAACGCATCACACAGCTTGAAACGCGGGTGAATGCCATGGAGGGATTCTTGAGAAACGACAAACAGCGGCTTGACCGCATGGACGAGGGGCAGCATGTGACCATGCAGGCGTTGCTGGCCCTGCTTGACCACAATCTGGATGGAAACAACATTGACCAGATGCAGAAAGCAAAGGAAGCCTTGCAGAAGCATCTGATCGGCTGAAAGAGGGTGCATATCTATGGGCGATTTTTTGAAAAATCTGGCAGCGCTTATCAAGGTAAAAACCATCGTCACCCTTGTGGTTGTTGCAGTTTTTGCAATTCTTGCGCTGCGGGGCGGCCTGCAGCCGGACACAGTGATGACGATTGTCACCATGGTGGTGGCGTTCTACTTCGGCACGCAGACCGAAGGGAAAAACAACGGTAAATAAGTAAGCGGCAGGCTGCTCAATGGGGCAGCCTGCCGCTTTTTTACGGTGATTTTTGGGGCGGATCACTACGAACTTTTTACGAACTTTTGGCCGATTACGAACCATTTACGAAACATTATCTAACAGTATTCAACAGTATCTAGCACTATCTGATAAATGAAAAACCGCGATACACCAACCTTTGCAGGTTGTATCGCGGTTTTTACATTGGCGGAGTAAGAGAGATTTGAACTCTCGCGGCGGTTTCCCACCCTACGCCCTTAGCAGGGGCGCCTCTTCGACCTCTTGAGTATTACTCCACAAGTCAAAGTGATTCTATATATTCACTTGTTATCACAAAATGGCGGAGAGGATGGGATTCGAACCCATGGTCCGCTCGCGCGAATCGCTGGTTTTCAAGACCAGTTCCATAAACCACTCGGACACCTCTCCACAGTGGCTGCCGCCAGAACGCAGGTATTATTATACAAAAATATGGAGGGGTTGTCAACCCCTCCGCGCAAACTTTTTTGAAAATTATTTCGCTGTGGATCTCACGGTGAATTTTCTCCTGTGTTTTGTTCGAGTGGTCTTTGTTTTGGGCCCTTCAGTCCTAAGAAACGCAAAAACCGCCGCAGTGTTACACCGCGGCGGGAAAATTTTCGGGGATTATTTTAGGCAATACCGCATAATTCTAAGTGCCGATACGGCGAGCGAGGTGCGGCAGCTGC